CTAACGAGGTGCTCCTTGCCCAAACGCACCTGGAACAGCCCGGCGTCGTGTAGCTGCGAGGCTACCTTCACGTCCGCATTAGGGTCCCCCCGATCAAAGGTCTCGAAGACTCGGAGGATTCCCTCATTGGCATAGTCCGCAACAGTGGATTGCGGCAGGTTCGCAATGGCCTCGCGAAGGGTTTCGTCCTCGTAGGGCCGCCCAAAGAACTGCCTTCTCCGACCGAAGATATTGGTGAGCCGACGAGTCTGTTGGAGCTCTTGGGCTACCTTGAGGTGCCACCGCTTGATCCCGGGAAAGCGTCGGAAGTAGAGCTGCTGGAAGGTGGCGATGACGCTCTTATCAACAGCTACCTGTTGGGCGATTCCGAAGGGTGTGCCATAGTAGTTGCTTGCGTGGCCAAGGCGCTTCGTGATATCGCGGTGGGAGAAGTGCCGGTAGTAGGGAGCCTTGGGGTTCTGCCCAGGCCAGATCATCTCGACCACTGCGGAGTGCACGTCCCCGGTGAGACAAGCCTTGATGTAGTCCTCGTCTCCAGAGTAGAAGCCAACGGCGATGGACTCTGCGCTCTTCAAGTCCACGTAAGCGAAGAAATAGCCTTCGTCTGGAATGAAGATTCGGCGGAGCTCGTCGGTGATGTTTTGGGCGTTGGTGCCTCCGCCCATCGGGTTCTTGCGGGAGGACCAGCGACCCGTCTCGGTGCCAGCTGGGTTGAAGGAGAACCGCATCCGGCCATCCGAGTCTACGCCACCATGGAGAACTCCGAGGGTTTTAGACAGATCCCGGATGAAGAGGATGCAGTTGACGAAGAGCTTGGCGTGGATGCTGTGCTTGGCAATCTTCTCCAGTGCCTTCCTGTTGGTTGTCACTCTCTCCACACCCTTGAACCTCTCCACTACGGGAGGGACCCGCATGGTGGAGTAGAAGAACTCCTGAAGCTGTTGGTAGGATCTGGGATTCAAGTCCTGGTTCCAGACCACACGAGCGAAGCGGTTGAGGAGCGCCTCCATCCTTGTCTTTCGAGCATTGATGGTGAGGGCGAGCTTGGCCCTCTCCCCCTCGTCCACACGAAGACCTCGAAGGGAGAGACAAAGCGCCAAGACCCCAGCCCTCTCTGAGAAGGCCAGGGTCTTCCTGGACACCGCGTCGTGGAGCTCCTCGTGTGCGGCGTCACACTCCAACGTAACGCAGCAGTCCAGCCCACAGTAGATGTTGATTTGGGCAGAGCTTCCGTAGTTAGGATACTCGTAATCCTCGGTATGGATCAGCTCGGCCACTTGGAATGCCCCATTCGCGGAGTTTACACGAAGCACGCGAAGTGGTCAAACCTCGTTGTCAGACTCCACGCGGGAACACTCTTTGCACAGGCCCTCGGTTAGGTGCTCCTTGCAGAAGGCGAGCGTACAACCGTCGCACTCCCTTGTCGCGTGATCGTGTTCACACTCGATGCAAGGCTCAGCGTTGGCGAAGGGGCACCAGATCTGAACGTACCCCTCGTCGTCAGTCGTGCGGAGCTGCGGGGACCCACACTCCTCACAGCTCATTCCTGCCCGCTCCTCATACTCCCCCGGCACCGGGTCTTGGTCGGACTGGTCGAAGCACTTCGGGTTCATTCTTCTTCTCCCTTTTCTGTTTTGAAACCTCGAGGACGTTCGAGCTTCCATGCCGGTTCTTGTGTGTAGATGGAACCTTGGAAGGCGAGGGACTTCTCCAGCTCTGGGAAGAGCGCATGGTGGGAGAGCATCGTGTCTCGGATCGGCGGCAGCACCGGGATGCGGACCACCTTCCACAAGACGTAGGCGTCGAAGAAATGATTCTGAAGAACCTTCGTCAGCTTGCTGGTGCAGATCTGACGGACAAACTTCCAAGCAGCAATCTCGTCAGAGAGGGTCTCCCAGTAGGACTTCATCCCCCAGACGAAGGGAACGACGAAGGCCTCGCTCGGATGAACTGAGAACCCGATGCAGGTGATTTGATAGGACCGCCCAAACCGCTTCGTCTCGCAGTCGATCGAGACCGCTGGGGCGGAGAGGATCTTGGGGAGCCAGTCCTCCAGATCTCGAAGCGAGGGCTTGATCCATACGCACCGCGCGGGGCGCTTGATGTCTGGAGAGTTCTCCTCTCTCTTGGCCTTCATCAGGTCTGCTATGACGATGGGGTGGAGATCCCACGCGCGGAGGACGGCTGCTGGGTGGTAGGTAGCCAGGCACTTGTATCCCAACGGGCTGCGCCAAAGAGTGCCGCGGATGGAGGATACTTTGGGGGTTTGCTGAGAAAGCGCCCAGATGGCAGTGTTGCCGAGGCACACCACCAGGGTTGGAGCAAGCTCCTCCAGGTCCTGGTAGAGCCCACGAACCTGGTCGTGAAACTCTGGCTTGAGGTAGAGGCCCTTGGTCAGGGAGCTGGAGAAGGGAGGTTCCACTCCTGGCGGGCGGCCCTTCTCACAGAGGAGCTCCAGGTTGTTGCTGGGCGGTCGGAGGTTGAAAACGTTGGTTAGAGAGACGGGGCCGAGGCCAACCTGCCGAAGCATCCGACGCAGCTCCGCGCCGGAGGAACCTTGAAAGGGAGCTCGAAGGAGCTCCTCTTGTTCTCCCCAGGCTTCACCAACGATGGCCGTCGCAGCCCCCTTGACGACCTCGTTGCCAGTCCGCATTACAGTCCGCTCCTGGTCTTGATCAGCCAGGACCTGGCGCTGTTGGCGTGGATGCCATTCTCCTCACAGCCGATGACTAGGGGCGCCTTGAGCATGTCCGCTGCGGCGAGTGCGCTTCCAGCCCCACAAGTCGGGTCCAGGAAGCTGGTGTGTTCATCCACAATAGAAGAGAGAAAGTACCGCACCACCTCGTAGGGTTTCTCTGAGGGATGCTGCGCATTCTCCTTTCGGGAGGGGTGGGAGAACACGTTGGAGATTGGCTTCGTGAGGAGGCGATCTCCAAAGGACATGAGAAGAGCCGACTCGTAGACGCGGCGTGCGCTCCTGCGATGGTCTGGGAGAATCCCAGTGTTGTCCGACTTGAACCAGATGTAAGGAACCGGGTCAACCCAGAGGCCAACCTTGTCACGCCAGAAGGCGACAACCTCGGTATACTGGGCGACTGGGTACCAGAAGAAGATGTGGAACTTGGGCTGGGCAATCTTGGGGAACGCCGCCACGAGCTGATTGCACAAGTCCCAGAAGATCTCCTGGGTGTCCTGGTATTCCTCGCCCGCACGGCGGGAGACGCCACCCTGCTCGGAGGCGTGGTGGCCCACTCCATAGGGGAAGTCGCAGTGGAAGACGGAGAAAGTTTGGCCGCACCAGTCTTTTTCCAGGTACTCTGCGAAGGAGCAGTTGAAGACTGAGTTGAGCGCAGAGGAGTGGAGACGCCGATAGGCGGCATCCCGCTCTTCCTGCGTTGGCATCTTGGTCTCTCCACCCAGGGTGGGAGCAACGGTGGCGGAGAGTAGAAGCGCAGCCTCAACGTCGGCGGCGCGTGCCCGTTCGCGCTCGATGATGTTGTAGGCTACGTTGATAGAGTCGGCGCCGGCGAGCCTCTCTCTCATTGGAGAATCCAACTCCTTCGCAACGGCAATCGCTCGTTTGATGAACGTTTCGCTGGAGTCGAGAGCGTCGGCGGTGCAGGAGACATCCCACTCAGGGTTCTTCCTCTTCCTGTGGGTGTGATACTTGTCGATCAGCTTGGCCTTCTCCTTCCAGTCGAAGTCCAGGCGCTGGACGTTCTCAGCCAGCTCGACTGCTTCGATGTCGAACTCGTCGATCTCTTCGAAGAAGTGAACTTCGATGTCTGTTCGCTTGAGCTTCTGGCAGGCTCGGAGGCGACGCTCCCCTGCTACCAGCTTGAAGTCCTTGGTAACTACGATGGGGTGGAGAAGGCCGAAGCGGGAGATGCTGTCCGCAAGGGAATCGAGGTCTCCGTAGTCGCTTCGCGAGCGACCCTCAACGAGGATCTTGGTGATCGGAACGGAGTAGAACTTGGGAATGGCAGGCACAGGAAGGCTCCAGAAGAGAGGGGGAGGGAGCTCCAGTTATGCTCCCTCCCCCCGGGTTGGTGGGTGGTGCCGGTCCTCGAGACCGGCCCAGCGCAGTGCCATGAAGTCTCCTTTCAGCCCTCGACGGACGTGTAGTCCGTGACCTCGTTGAAGCCGGGGTGCCCCGGACGGTCCTTGTTCGGCCGGATCTTGACGTGCGCCTTGACGTAGCACCCGTCGATGGAGTTCACACACTCCAGCATCTGGCGGCCGGTGGTCGAGATGCCGCACTTCTCGACGAACTCCTTGAGCCGGTACATGGCGGCTTCCGTCAGGTAGAACTCGTCGCGGAGGGTCATCTTCTCCAGGTCGAGCTCCTGAAGCTGCACCGGGTCGACGTCCGCCTCCGCCTGCATCGGCTTCAGGTACACACGGAGGTACGGCGTCTTCTTCTGGGAAGAGACGCCGTACTCCTTCTTCTGGACGATGAAGAGGTAGGTGCCGAGGGGCAGCGGCTGCGGCGGCTTGATGTCGTCCGCCTGCTTGTCGAGAAGCGCGTTGAAGTTCACTTCGTCTTCAGGCATGGTTTCCTCAGGTTGGTTGGTTGGTTGCTGCTCGCGGGGGTTCCGCCAGCTTCTTGGGCGGCTGCGCCGCCAAGATCTTGTCGAACGGCCCGTTGACTGCATCGAAGATGCGGAGCAGGCCGTCGGAAATCTGGAGGATCGGGGGCAGGTCGGCGGGGGCCTTGGTGGTGAGCCTCCCAGGGATGGTGGAAATGATTCTCTGTCCCTTCTCCTGCTTGTATTCCACCATCCAGTTGAAGTACCGGGGGAGGATTGGGGGCAGCGCCTTCCCCACACTTGACGGGAAGAACCGCTCGTTCTCGCCTTCACCGACTGCCTTGATGTGCGAGATGAGCACCACGTTGCACTTGATCGCCGGGGAGAACAGCAACCCGAAGAGGGCTTCCAACTTGTTCTGTGCCTCCCCGATGACGGACATTGGATGCCTCTCGCCCTTCTCTGGTGTCGGCTTGAAGTTCATGTTGCCCATTTGGGCGAGGACCAGCCGCACCGCTGCGTTCGCCATCATGGTCAGGGAGTCGATGACCAGGACCCGACGCTTGTCCCAGGTGGACACAGCTCCAAAGGACTGCTTGTCCTCCGTCCAGTTGCTCAACAGGTTCATTCCCCTGGTGAATGAGTCTGCCCTGCTGACCTGAACGGTGATGCCGGAGACGGAGATCTGGTCAGCCAGGGTGACAAAGTGAACCCGTGAGCGCGCCTCCGGCTTTACGTACTTGTAGAGCGGATCGACTCCGTTGTCGTAGTCCTGGATGAACAGCTCGTAGCCGGCGTTGGCAAGGGCAGCCAAGCTGCCAGTCTTTCCGCTACCAGAGTCTCCGGCGACGATGATCTTCACACAGGGGAGCGCAGGTTGGCTTTCGAGAGTGGGCATCAGGGCTCCTAACGGTTCTCGCCGGCGGTTCGCTCGATAAGTGGGTTCCACGTTCGCTTGAGGAAGTCACCCTGAAGGAACGACTCTCTCACCGACGGGTCTTTCGAGCACACTCGATTGAACGGGCAGATCCGACAGGATGCCTCGTTCATGGGCCAGTGGTTCTGATCTGCGTAATATACCGCAAATCGGAGCCAGTGCACAAGGTCGGCTGTGAACTCTTCCAGCTGGCCAGGAGTGCGCGCAATCGTTCTCCGATCGAAGGCAGTGAAGTTCGCAACGGTCTGGATGGCGTCGAGGAGGACACCCTTGGCGGGAACCTGAAACACGACCAGACCAGCCAGGTAGTAGATTGTGACCTGGTGATTGGGAGTGAAGTTCCCGAAATACTGCTCGTTGAGTGTGGACTTGGTGGTCTTTCGCTCGAGAACGTAGATGCCGTCGAGGAGCTCGACCACCCCGTCGAGGTGGCCGCACAACACGAAGGATTCGTCTCCGTAGGAGAGACCTGAGTCGAAGCGGAACGGCATCTCGATGTGGAGGGCGGAAAGATGCTTGGGCATCTTGTTCGCGTAGTTCAGCAGATACCAGACGACGGAGCGGACCAGGGTGAAGCGGTTCTTCTGGGGAGTAGGAAAGTCGAACTCCGGCTGAGAGAGGGCGAAGGCCGTCGCAATGCGGAGCTGCTCCATCAAGTCAGCACCGCCGGCCCGAGCAATGTCTGCGTGCTCCAGGGCGGCGTGCGTGCGGATGCCGAACTCCAGATCCAGGGCTGTCATCTTCGGAACCCAACCCTCGAGGATCTGGTACTGGTACCGGCGGGGGCAGTTGAGGAAGGTGCCCAGCGAGTAGGCATCCCACCCAAGCTGGAGCTTCGGGAGCTTCTTACTGAACACGGTGAGACCCGGCACGAACGCCACAGTTCCGCGACCCGCCGATCTCCAGGCCCATGCCGAGGAAGCTGGTGCCAACTACCAGCATCATAGGTCCTCCATCAGACTCTTGAGCGCCGGGTCGTTGAGGAGCTCATCCAAGGCGGCGTTCTTCTGAACGGCCTTGGCAGAAATGCCGGCGCTGGGCCTGGGGCTCCGCTTTCCGCTCCGCTGCGCCGCCACCTTCTCCGTCTCCCAGCTGTCCCGGGCGGTGCGGAGCTCGGCGATCACGGCGTTGATTTCACTCTCCGTCAGCTGGTCCGGCGCTTTCGAGAAGATCTCCGACAGGTCCACCGGAGATGAGGACATCTTGAGCCTCCTTCTGCCTTTCGCGAAGTGTGTTAGCGTGCGCGTGCGCAAGGGCACGAATGACTGCGGAGATGCCTTGGAGCTGGTAGACTCCTTGGAGGACTTCGTGGTCCTCCTTGAAGATCCTAACTCGGATCTGGTGGACTTCCTGCGGGATCTTCTTTCCGCGCATCGAGAGCCTCCAACTTCATGATAATGAGATGCGTTGGATTGATGGGGCTGAAGATACAGGTAAGCCCCGCATAGGTGGGCGCCCCCGCGATGGCACGGAGGATGAACGTCCGAAGGGCCACACGGTTGGGGGACTCCACCCAGATGCCAGTGGGGGAGCCCGCTGCTGCATCGAGGAGATTCTTGATTGCCTCTTCCATCTTATCCTCCCAGCAGGGCTATGCGGTGGAGGGGAACCGGGCTGGGGTTTAGCTGGAGGGGCTTTGCAGCCCCTACCACTAAAGCCCGGTGCCCTGCCGGGAGGGGAAGATGGGCAGGGAGAGGTGGGGGGTGGGTGGGGGGTGGGGAGGGGTTGAGGAGGGGTCCACCTCCACCCACCTCCACCACCCACCTCCGCCACCTCCCCCTGCTGGGGCGCTTACAGGTCGATCTGCGAAGCCTCGACGATGGCGCGCGCACGCTCGCGGAAGCGCTCGCCGATCACCGGATCGTCGAGGAGCTTGCGCGCGCGCTCCTTCAGCTCGGGCATTCCGAGCTCGGAGACCTTCTCGCCCTTCTCCATCGCCTTCCGCTTGACGATGCCGACGGCCAGGTCGAGGGCCTGGGACTCCACCGGGTCCAGGCGCGGGCCGGTGCGGTGCGCCCCGAACGTGTAGGAGGTGACGTACTCGTCGACCAGCTTCTGAACCGCGGCCGAGATGTCGGTGCCGGGGTTCTCGGCCTTGAGCCTCTTCACCTCCTCCCGGAGGTTGTTGCGCACGTTCTCGACCACGACCTGGTTGAGCACGTCCGCCTCCGGCTTGCCGCAGACGAAGCCTGCGGCGAAGGGCATCGGGATGTTCGCCTGCACCTCGGCGACGGTGAACTGGGTGATCGGACTTCCTTCGGGAATCTGCATGATTGCTCCTTGCGCCAGAGGCGCGTTGTTGTTGGCCGGATTATACCGGCCGATGGGAACCTGGCAAGGGGGCTGGTGAGGGATGGGGGTTGTGCCCCGAGGACCGAAATGGACCCCGGGGCATAACACTCAGAGGGCGATGCGCCCTCTGCCGGCGTGGGAGGTGCCGTCGTATTGGGCTGCACTACTGCATTCTTCTGACGGATTGAAGCAGGTCTTCCAGCTCCAGGATCCGTTGTTCCAGCTCCTCGATTCTGAGATCGCGCTCTGCGATCGTGTCGAGTTGCTGCGCGAGGGTTACGGTCAGGTCTTGTTGCTGCCGGTCAAGGATGGCCTTGGCCTGGCGGAGGGAAGGAGCGGAGGGCATGGGTTACCTCCTACGCCCGAGGCGCCGGATCTGGTAGCGACACTCCCGTTCGATCGCCCGCCGGATGACGGCAGACATGCTGTCTCCGTTGGCCAGGGCAGCCAAGCGGAGTGCTTCCTTCAGGTTCTCCGGCATTCGGGTGGAGGCCTGAGCGACCATGGTGGCGAACCTCATTGGGTGGCCTCTGGCCGGCGGCGGCGCCCGAGGTGGAGGCCCTTGATGATGTCCTCCACCAGATGGTACTCCTGCTCGGAGCAGTACGGCTCCAATCCGGCGCGGTTGCGCAGCTCGGCGTACTGCCGCCCGAGGCGAGCGAAGTGGACGAGGAGCTTGAGCTCCTTGGTCGGGATCAAACGAACAGCAGGCATGCTTACCTCCAGAGTGTTCTGATGATGATGTAGGTCCAGAGGACCAGGATGAGCGGGACGAGGACCTCCACATTTCAGGCCCGAAGGCCGTCCGTTCTGATGTAGGTCAGGCTGTGCTTAGCCCTTGTCACCCCGACGTAGAGGAGGTTGGTCTCCTGCTGAAGCTGCTCCTCCCCCCTTGCGAGTCGAGAGGGGATCAGGTAGCGGTCGAGGAAAAAGACGGAGGTCCACTCCAGCCCCTTGGCCTTGTGAATGGTGGAGAGGGTGACGAGCCCGGCTTCCTCCGAGAAGAGGCTCTGAATCCGCCGGATGAGCTCGTCGATGGAGGCGGTCTTGAGCCCCTTGACCAGGGCAGTGAGGCACTCCGCCTTGTCCTCCGCCCCCGCCTTCTCGTAGTTGGAGTGGTACCAGGACTTGATGGCGGAGAGGAGATCCTCGGGGGTCCTGGGGTTGCCCTCCTTGGCGATGCCCTTGAGAACCTTGACCAGGCCCTTGCCGATCTCTGTGCCTCGGATGGTGGCACCTCGCTGGTTGGCGAGGAGGTACAGGGCCACCCGAACGAGGGGTGCGTTGTTGCGGCAGAGGATCGTGGCGCCGAGGGGGATGTCTTTGTGAGACCACTCTTGGAGAGTGGCGACGCTGCCCTCGGGAGCCTCGGGTGCGAAGGTGTACTCTGGCACCCACTGCTGCGCCTCCCGCACCACCGCCTTGGGGCAACGGTAGGTGACGGTGAGGGGGAGCGGCTCGACGATTCCAAGGCGGCGCTCCATGATGGGCATGGAGGCGACCGCGCCGCGGAACCCGTAGATCGCCTGGTGCGGGTCGCCAACCAGGATGATCTGGTTCTGCCGGGCCATGCGGGAGATTAGGTCCTCTTGCATGGGGTTCATGTCCTGGGCCTCGTCAACATAAACGACGCCGAACGGGCGACCCAGGGAGAGGTTCATGACTACCGGGCACCAGATCTGGTCCGTGTAGTCGATGATCCGATCGCAGGCCAGCGCCCACATCCGCTCGATTACCTTCGGCAGCAGCGGGACGTGGCGGGGGTCCACATCCAGATCGAACTCGTCGATGGTGCGCTCCCACCAGTCCATGTCCGTGTGCTTGATCCGGCTGGTGGGGCTTGGTCCAACTCCGCAGTTGCGGGCGATCTCGACGAGGCGGCGAGTGTCGGCCAAGCTTCCCTTGAACCCGACCTCTTCGAAGACGAACCAGACCTTTTTGGCGTCAAAGCGTGGGGTGCCCAAGTTCTGCTTGATGATCCAGTGGCCGAAGGAGTTGAAGGTGTGATTCGTGGCCTCCGGCATTCGCTCTGTGAACTCGGCCCGGACGTTGCGGTTGAAGGCGATGTTGAGGCCGCTGCGGACGGGCTGGCACATGACGATGGTAGTCGTTTTGCCGGTCCCCGCCAGGGCACGAATGGACTGATGCTTGTGGGAGGCTTGAAGAGCTTCCATGATGGCGGCTTGTTGGAGTGAGGGATTCACGAGGTCTCCTTGTCGGTGTGGGGCGTGGGCTGCTTCCAGCCGGTACGGCAGTTCCACTCCCCGCTCTCGTAGCGGAGGGCGTGAACGTAGATAACGACTGTGAAGAGGTCTTGTGAGATGCGGAAGAGGGCTTGGCCAGCGGGGCTGGTGTCTCGCTGGGCGAGGTGGGTGGGGAGTGGGGCCGGAGCCCACGCGGGCCACGGCCTCCACTTACCAGGCTCTTGAGCGAAGTGTGTGGGCTTCACCTGACCGGACCTGACAATGTTATCACACCCCAGAGGAACTGGCCGATCACTATGGGAGGGTCCTCACGTGTGACGAGAAGCGGGACGGTGAGGCGGAGCCGTGCGGCTTGCGCCTTGCCGAAGGCCAACGCCGCTTCGTCGGTGGAGAAGTGGCGATGGGACTCCCACATCAGGTGGCCGGCATCGAAGGTGAAGGTGTAGAGGGTGGGTGGCTGGGACACGCCTACGCCCTCTCAGCCGGGATGCACTCGTACTTGGGGCGCACCTTGGGTTGGGTCTTGGCGGCGATCAGCTTCTCAACGTAGGCGAGGCGCTCTTCGGTGGTCATGGCGGCGAGGGCTTCGCCTTCACTGCGAACCCAGCTATCCGGAGCAACCTCGACCGTCTCCCCTTCGACTTGACGACAGATGTAGGCCTGGTTGATGTAGACGTGGAAGGTGATGCCCGGGTAGATGCCTGTGGAGTCTTTCGTGCCGATGGTGGTGTAGCCGGAAAGAGGCTTGTGGCCCTCGCTTTCTTGGTAGAAGCTGGGGACCTCGAGCTTTCCGAAGAAGAGCTTCAAGCCACGCATCTGCTCCTCCGTCAACTCCGAGCGGTTGAAGGAGAGGGTGATGCTGTTGGGGCTGCATGAGAAGTGGGCCATGTTGGTCTCCAAAGAGGTTGTTGAGAACACAAGGGTTGTCGGTTCGATGTCAGGGGTGCGCGAGATCGGCGTCGCGAAGCCGCTTGGGCATCATCGAGAGCCCCTCCCCTTCACGAGTTGGGCGGAAGCGAGCCAGTCCCAGAAACCGGGGATGGCGAGGGCGGCGCGGCATGGTTCTTTGTAGGCGCGACGCGCCTCGCCGCGGGCCTCTCCCGCCTCGATGAATGCGCGGCTCGCCTTGTGGTAGACGCGACTCGCCTCTTGGTAGGCGCGATGCACCTCGTTATAGGCTTGACTCGCTTCGCTATAGGCGTGATGTGCCTTGTCATAGACAAGGCTCGCCTTGTGGTAGACGTGACTCGCCTCGTCGCAGGCGCGCCACGCCTCGGCGTAGCGGCGCCACGCTTCGCCGAAGGTGCGCCACTCGGGTACGTTCGTCGGCGCGAGGATGAGGATGCGAGGGAGATGTAGGAGGTCTGCGTGCTCGCGTAGCCACTCGGGCGTCAGCTCGACCCCGTTGGGGTACCGCCGGGCGAAGCGCGCGCAGCCCTCGTGGCAGAATCCGTGGGCACGGAGGTAGGAGGCGGTGAGGTGCATCATCGCAGCTCTTCACTTCCGAGCTCCTCCATGAGGAGGTCGAGGGTTTGGTTGATGGTGGCTTGGTCGGCCAACCTCCCCTTGCGCCTGGATGCCTTGGCCAGCTGCTCGATCAGGGACTGCTCCTCTGGGGTGCGGTGGCGGCGGGCGATGGAAACTTCCCCGTAGGGGATCGGCTCGAAGTGGAAGGAATGGCCGGCGCGCCGCTGCGCGAGGCGGAGGGAGGCTTCGTCGCTGTTCGTGACGTAGAGCCGCCCGTTGTCGATGACCAGGTACATTTGTGTGTCCTCCGTGGGTGTTATTAGGGGCTCCCGAGACGCCCGGATGGATGATACCGCATGCGGCGGGGGCTGGCAATAGTGAGGGGAGAGAAGGGGCGCATGGACCGAATCGGGCCTTGGGGCCTAAGGCTTGGGGCCGCCGGCGGCGCCCCTCTGGCCGCCCCGCAGCGTTTTCACCCAGGTGAGGTCCTCGTTGAGGATGAGCCAGCCTTCGGTGGCGCAGAGGAGGAGCTGGCGTCTTGTTCCACTGCTGAAGATTTCGATTGAGTAGGGGGGTCGGCTGGTGGTTCGCCTCTGGCGGGCGAGGGCGCCACAACGGGGGCACCTGGTCCACTTGGCGGTCATTCCGCTTCCTCCAGCCCCTTCGGAATGATACCCTTGGAGATGAGTCGCTGCCGGATGGTCTCCGGGCTGTCTGGGATGAAGGTTGGGCTGAGTTCCGCCGTTCTGGCGAGGAAGAGGGTGTCTTTCACCTCCTCCACCGCTTCCCCCATCGCTTGCCGGAGCTTTGGGAAGTTGAGGAAGATCGTTTCCCACATCCCTCGCGTGGCGCCCGGGCGCTCCTCCTCGTGCATCTGGATAAGCTGGCCGAGGAAGTCCGGATCCAGCTCGAGAACCTGCAGGAGGGTGAGCCCGTTGTTAGTCCCCATCATCTGGCCGAGCGCCTTGAGTCGGCGTTTCAGCAGGTCCTCCTGCTCCGCTGTGAATCGGCGGCCGCAGTAGATGTTGATGAGATTGCTGGGCATTGGGGGCTCCTTGGTGGGTATGATGGGATGGTATGATGGGATGCCCGGGTGGGTCAATCGTCTTTTGGGGGGGGGGGTGTGGAGGGGGCGGGAAGGGGCCTAAGGCTGGGCTCGGGGGGAGGCTCGGGCCCGGGCGCACTTGGGCCCTATTATTTAGTAATATTTTTTTTATATACTCTCTTAGGCTTTTGAGGTGGGTGTGGGCCAGGGTTGGGCCCCGGCCCCCGGTTCCCGTCCTTGGCCCCCCCTTTTGAGGCGACTGACCCACCCGGTCTACCAGTTATACCTACCCACTGACCCTTCCTCCAGTGTTATGCCCCAAGGTCCATTCCGGGCCTTGGGGCACAACACTGCCCCGCGCCCGCCCCTCGGTCCGAGGCTGTCGCCAGGGCGCCGGGCGGTTGTTAGGGGCTGGGGGTTGTTGGGAGCTTGCGAACACGTTCGCCTTCTCCGGCGCGGCGGGGGGTTGCGCCCGGGTGGGCGTGTGTTACCGTCCCGCTCATCGGGCAAAGTGCCCGATGAAACACACCGAAAGGAAACCGAAATGGAAATCGCGTTCGAGCTCAACGGAAAGAAGTACTCCATGGACGTGGCGAAGCTCCCGAGGGCCCAAGTGTACGGGATCACGCGCGGTCTACGAGAGCTTGTCAGGGATGCGTATGCGGACGAGACGGAGGCGAAGCACGGGAGCGCGGAGAAGGCGCTCGCCGCGCGGATCCGGGTCGCCGACGCCATGGTCGCGCGGATCCTGTCGGATGACGTTCCCGAGCCGGGTGGCGCGGCGCGCGGCCCGCGCAACCCCGAGGGATCCGCGTGGGTCGACTTCCTCCTGCGGGCAGCCGTCATGGTGAAGGCGCGCACGAAGTACACGAGGGAGGACGTGCCGAAGGTGTCGGCTGGTACGGCGGCGATCAAGGCGTTCGCCGCGAAGCACTTCGACTCGCGGCAAGTCGCAACCCTCGCCCGGATGGTCGCAACCGTTATCGACACCAGCGGTTTGTAGGTCGGCCTTCGGCCTCCGAGCCCCGGGCGGATGTTCCGCCCGGGGCTTTCTACTACGGCGCCCTAATAGGGGGGGTTGCATAGCGTTTTTCGTGCGGTATGTTGTTGCGGTCGCAAAGGAGGCGACATCCATGGATGAGGCAAACGGGTACTTCATCTCGTACAACCCCGATGATGGACTGTGGTACGTCACCACTGGCCCGCACGGGTACGACGTCGCGGCAACGGCGGCAACGGAAGCGGAGGCCGTGAAGGCCGCGGAGGCTCAGGAACCGAACAAGCCGTAACGGAAGAGCCCTCACCGCTTTTGGGTGAGGGCTTCTTTTTTGCCCGAAAACCTAATAAGTTGTTAGGGGCTGGGGGTTGTTAGGGGCCAATATCGAATGGATCGGTCTGGGGTTCGGTCGGCCTCGGCCCCCCACACCCCCCTCCCCACCCCCCGTTGGGGGTTGGGTACTGACCCAAAAATATTTCTAGCCTCCATCCCGATTCCCCCTAGCCTCCATCCCGATTCCCCCAACCTCCATCCCCCAGCCTCCATCCCCATTCCCCCCAGCAACTTGACAACCCCCTCAGGTCCTGTATTGTGTCATTGTCCTCCTGGAGCCGTCGCCTTGAACGTGGTCTCGCTTCAAAGAGTCGCTTCCCTCATCGGAGCCTACGCCCCGATGGAAGAGCAGGACCTTGCCGCCCTGCGTGTTGCGGGGCCGGCGGGAGGGACGCTCCGTGTCCGGCACCATCGGATTGCGAGGATGGCGGCCGCCGGGTTGGAGCCTCGGGAGATTGGGGAGGTCATGGCGCTCGACGCCGATACGGTGGAGATGATTCTCCACTCCCGGGCGATGAAGGACCTGGTGGCGGAGTATCGGGTGGAGGATGCGGTTGAGGACCGGGGGCTGCAGAAGCGGGCGAAGCTCCTGGCGCTGGCGGGGCTTGCGGAGCTTCAGAAGCGGCTGGAGACGCAACCGCAGGAAGTCGGCACGAAGACCCTGGCGGACCTTACGATGGGCCTCCTCGACCGGACAACCGTCGGCCCGAAGGTGACTTTTGTTGGGCTCTTCTCCTCGGGGGATTTGGAGCGCCTGCGGGAGGCGGATCGCGTCATTCGACTGGAGGGACCACGTGCTTTACCTGCCCAAGCTGCCGATCCGCTACGCCCGTTTGTGCCAGAATCCGTGGGCGAGGAGGAGAGAACGATTGACACCAGCGCAACGGAAGGGGATGCGCTACCAGCATCAGCTGACTGAAGCGCTCCGGGTGGAGTACCCACACCTGCTGGCGGAGCCCTGGATTGAGTTCTACGACGCCGTGGAGCGCCGGCACGCCTCGCCGGATGTGGTGCTCCTCCAGCCGGAGAGGACGATCCTCATTGAGGCAAAGCTGGGGTATCGGACGACCGGCTGGATGCAGTTGGAGTCCCTCTACCAGCCGTTGGCGGAGTTCCTCTGGGGAAAGCCCACCGTCCTCGTGCTGGCGGTGAAGCATCCGAAGTGGATGGAGCCCACACTGGATGGAGACCTGGCAGCCGTCGGTCAGCTGTCCGAGGGACGACACCTCCTACACTGGATGCCCTGATGCCCAATGAGCCGCAGATTCCGTTAGACTTCCTCCGGTATATCTTGCTGAGTGGAGCTCGCCTGCTGCAGGATGTCTACGACCTTGTGCGGAGCGTCGCCCCTGCGACAACGAGGAACCGGGACCCGTTGCTGCCGGGGACGGAGACGTTGGACAACCTGAAGGACGCTGCGGCGGCGGATGCTGGACTTGGGGTCTTCGGACAGTTCCTGGGGGACGTGCTGGCTCCGGGGCCGGGGGAGCTTAGGGCAGCCGCCGGGCTGGTTCCGATCCCAACGACGACGAGGACGACGATCCAGAGAAGGGCGACCCCGGCGAAGAAGGCGGAGGCGCGTAGCGTCTCCACGTTCACCTCCCACCACGGCCCAACATGACAGAGCTTCGAGCGAGCGGCAACATGTTCAGAGTCGATGGCTGGGACGCCATCTGGACCAGCGGCCCGGGCGCCTTCTTCTTCAGCAAGGTCCACGACGGAGACCTCGACGACGGGACGCCGTACATCTACGAGACGCTCGTCGTCCGGCTGCCGATGAACGTCGATGGCGGCAGCGACCTCGCGATCCTCCCGCTGAAGCCGGCGAGGCCGCGCAAGACGCCGGACACCGCCTGGGAGTTCGATGGCAATCGCGAGAAGCCGACGCTCACGCCGAGCGTCCACTGCCATGGACACTGGCACGGATTCATCCGCGCCGGGCGCTATGAGAGCTGTTAGGGTGATGGCGGAGCCGGGTCTCGCTCAGGTAGCTCAGTTGGAGGAGGAGATCGCAGCGCGCGAGATCGCGGCCGCACTGCTCCTACTCGGCATTCGCAAGAAGCTCGTCAGGCCGACAGCGGGCGCCGCCAAGCGGGCCGTCGTCGGCAGGACGCTGCGCGAGTGGGCGAATGGAGCGGCCACCGGATTCACCAGCGGGGTCAAGGCGGCGATCCAGACCACGATCTCCAGGGCCGAAGAGGCGAAGGATGCCCTGGCGCGGATCCGCGGGGCACGCTCCGTGACCGCCACCAGCAAGGGCGCGGTCGAGTCCGTGATCTGCAGCGACGCGCCCCGGCTGTCTACGAGTTCCTCCGCTCGATCGGGCAGAAGGATCGCCGCTTCCCGATCGAGCTGGTCCCCATGCTTACCCCGCTCATTGTGGCGGGGGCGTCCCTTCAGACGGCTCCGACGGTGGAGCAGCAAGTCTTTGGGGTGCAACCAGAGTAGGAGATCCTCATGGCAACGCCTCGAACGATCGACCCGGAAGGGCTCGGCCCGCTGGTCCCTCCGACGGTGGTAGTACCAGACCCGCGGACGATGATGCGGAACTTCCCGCCGCGGCCGGTCCCTCCGATCACGCCGACACCCTGGCGGCCGATGCCACAGGGGCCACAGGACTTCCCGTCGCTGACGCCGACGGAGCGGTTGAAGCTGTGGATGGAGCGGATGTTCGGCGCCCCCGGAGCGCCAGGGGTGCGGCTGGCTGGGAAGCTGGCGGAAGGGATGCGGGCTTCGGGTGGGTCGGGTGGCGCGGTGCCGGTGCGCGGGGCTCCAACGGGCGCCTCCCCAGTCAACATGGCGCTGCCCACCATCGCAGCGCTCCGCGCGCGGTTGGGTGGCCCGCGGGAGAGTCTTACCGCGAGGATCTTCGGGGCGTGAGGGATCTTACCGCGGAAGAGGCTCGAGAGTTTGCGGCAGCTTGCTACCGCGACCCGGTGCTCTTCTGCCGGGAGTTCCTCTCCCACCTCTTCCCTTCTCCGATTCCCTGGTTCCATCGAGCGCTCCTCAGCGTTCTGACCGGCCGGACGGCGTTCTTGCACAAATACGGAGAGCTCGACAAGATCATCTCCAACTTTGTGTACGAGACCCCACAAGGCCCAAAGCCTCTCTTTGGGCTCGGCCCCGACGGGGTGGTAGAGCTCTACTGGCGCAAGTATCTCCAGATCATGATGCCCCGGTCGTTCTCCAAGACGACCATCGCTGGCATCGCGATGACGCTCTACGACATTGTGTACGAAAACTTCAAGGTGGGCGTCTACGTCTCGGAGACCTCCTCGCAGGCGGAGATGCAGCTGGACAACGTGAAGCGGGAGCTCTCGGAGAATCCCAAGTTCATCCAAATCTTTGGCGACCTGAAGCCGGAGATTCGCGACGCGGAGAAGTGGAACGCTAAGGTGTTTGAGACCACGCGGGGGATTGCGCTCTACGCCCGTGGCAGCGGTTCCCAAATCCGCGGCCTCAATCACCGGGGCGTTCGCCCACAGAAGATCATCGTAGATGATGTGGAGGATCGAGAGTCCGTCAAGACGGAGCTCCAAAGGCGGAAAACCCGGCAGTGGTTCTACGGTGATCTCATGCCGGCGTTGCAGACGATTGGAGATGGGCAGATTGTGGCGCTGGGGACGTTGCTCCATCCGGATGCACTCCTTCGGCGGCTCCAGGACGACGAGCAGTGGAGTGTGGTCAAGCTCACCATCCGAGCCAGAGACGGCTCCTATCTGTGGCCGCAGGCCATTGACGAGAAGAAGGAAGCGCAGCTCAAGCGCTCTTACGCTCGGGTAGGTGAGCTTCCCACCTTCTATCTGGAGTACTACAACGAGGCGCGGGCGGAGGAGACGAGCGGCTTCCGGCAGTCAAACTTCCGCTACGGGCGTCCCGCCCCGGAGGAGGTCATTGTTGCCACCAGCACCTACATGGACCCTGCGATCTCCAAGAACCAGACGGCAGATCAGTGCGTCATCGTGACGGTGCGGCAGAATAACAAGGGATGGATCTACGTTTCGGCTGGCTGGGGGAAGCGTGGTGCCACCGTGGATGAGATGCTGGATGAATACTTTCGGCAGCACAACCTCTTCAAAAGCCGTTTCAACGGGGTGGAGTCTAACGCCTTTCAGGCGGCCCTGGTTCACGAGATCCGGAAGCAGATGTTCGCCCGGCGGACCTACTTCGAGGTAACGCCAGTTCACAACGCGCGGAGGAAGTCCGAACGGATTCGCGGGGTGCTCCAGGCGCGTTTTGCGTCCCACTACATCATCTTCGAAGAGTCTCTTCCGGAGCTGGAAACACAGCTCCTTGACTACGACCCCGACAGGGATCAACATGATGATTGGCCCGATGCACTCGCAGGGGCTATTCAGCTGCTTGACCCTGTAGCATCCTACAACAACCTGGAGATGGCGAAGGATGAGGATGCCATCCCAGAGCTGCTTGAAGAGATTGGCGGGAGCGCAGACTTTGCGAGCTAGGAGGGGCGAAGCCCCATGACCAAGCCGGAAGATAGAGTGGCGGACACGGAAGGTCTGGGTGATGAGCCTAAGGACGATTGGGAGCGCATCGAGCTCGCCGAAGGTGAGCGGCCCATCGATCTTCTGAAGCCCAAGTCCAAGAAGCATGATCAGGTCTTGGACTACCTCATGACTCGGCTTGATCGCTCGGAGAGGGCGATGCAGCGGTTCCACCCCAGGTGGAACGTCAATGAGCTGAAGATGCAGGCGTACATCACGCTGCCGAAGTACGAGCAGCTGCTGAAGAACATGAACAAGCAGGGGAGGCCGCCGAAGAACGTCTCGATCATCATTCCCACCTCCTACGCGACAGTTGCTACGATTACGACCTTCATGACCCACGCCTTTGTCGGGCGGAGGCCGGTCTTCCAGGCTGGGACCTACGACGACAAGTGGATGCCCAATGCACGGAATCTGGAGCTGGTGAACCAGTATAACCTGGACCACAACCGCTTCGTCCGCGCGTGCGCGCAGGCAAACCAGGATTGGCAGATCTACGGAGTTTCTGCCTACCGGCTGGGTTGGACGAAGGAGATGCGGATGCGGACGCGGCGGCGTCCGGTAGAACGCCTCTCCTACGACGGCACTCCCGTTCGCGCAGGGATGGAGACTCTTCGGGAGCTCACCCGAGTTTACGAGGGGAACACTGTCGTTCCGGTGGACCCCTACACGTTCTTTCCTGATCCCTCCGTTCCGATGCACCTGGTTGCGGAGAAAGGAGAGTTCGTCTTCTGGAGAACCTTTGAGGGCAAGCATCAGCTTCTGAAGGATGAGGCTGATGGGATTCTCAAGTGGGTCAATGCGGCGGCGACGAACCTGGGGGCTGGCCGATGGAACTCCAGCTCCTCCAGAGGGGCCTCCCTCCGGTCGGTTGCCTACGACGGCGAGCCCCACCCAGAGGAAGGTGATTACCCTGCTCGGATCGGCGGGCGCGCTGGGATCAAGGACCGATACGTTGTGGATCAGGGGACGGTGGAGATCATCCCGCGGGAGCTGGGGCTGGGGAATGAAACCAGGCCGGAGAAGTGGCTCTTCACCATTCTCAACCAGGATCAGATCGTCCAGGCGGAGCCCTTCATCTCGGACCACGGGCTGCACCCGGTCGCGGTGGCGGAGCCTGGTGTGCAGGGCTATGGGCTTGGCAACCCTGGGACGATCGACTACACAGGGCCTCTGCAAGATGCGATCTCCTGGCTGTTCAACAGCCACATGGACAATGTGAGGAAGGTCATCAACGACAGCTTGGTGGTCGACCCGAAGATGATCGTGATGAAGGACCTGAAACCGGAGGAGAATGAGGTCCATCGGATCATTCGGTTGAAGGAGTCCATGCTTGGTTCGGACGTCAAGCAGGCCATCTACCAGCTTCCGGTGCAGGACGTGACCAGGGGGCACATTGCAGACATCCAGGTGCTCTTCGGGATCAACGAGCGGATTACTGGTGTGTCGGATAACATGATGGGCTTCCAGGACCTGGGCGGGCGAAAGACCGCCACGGAGGTCCGGACGGCAGCGGGGGCGGCTTCAAGTCGTCTCGCCCACACCAATCGACTCGTGTCCGCCCAACAGATGGTGCCGCTTGCGGAGATGATGACCCTCAACAACCAGCAGTATCTGAGTGACGACTTCTTCATCATGATTACTGGTGAGGAGGGAGCGAAAGCCCCGATCAGGGTTTCCCCAGAGATGATTGTTGGGGACTTCTATTTCCCCCAACATGATGGTACGTTGCCCTTGGATCGGGTAGCGTTGCTTGATGTCTGGAAGGAAATCATGACGCTGATCCTGGGCTCCCCAGTGTTGCAGCAGTCACACGAGCTGCCCCGGGTGTTTGAGTACGTTGCGGACCTGGGTGGGGCGCGGAACATCGAGACGATGCGGCGGGCGCAGGTGCCTTCGAATACTCCGGTCATGCCGCAGCCGGATGGCGCGGTGGAAGACCAGGCGCGACGCGGAAACCTCGTTCCCATCACTCCGGATGTGCAGAGGATGATGATGTGAAGTTTGCGGAGTTTCAGAGGAAGTCGCAGCTCCTGGCTTTGCAAGATGGCAATCTCTCAGAATCCGAGCGCCTCTGGCTCACTGGCGTTCTTCGGCACCCTACGATGCAGAAGGCCCTTGGCCATGTGTTGATAGAGTGTGCGGGGATGGCCTCGCAGATTGCTGCGATGCCGCTGTGGGGTGAGGAGAGCTTGGCGAAGGCTCGAAAGCTTCAGGGCATCTCAGAGGGATATGTCCAAGCGCTCGAGCAGTTGTTCGGCATGGCCGAACTGGAGAGTGAGAATGAGCGAAGTGCCGACGACAAATACGCCGGAGACTCCGACGGCAGCGACGCCGACTCCGACGGAGACCTCCCCCCAACGTGATCTGAGCGTTGAGGACGTCCTTCGCTTTGACCCCTTCACGGAGGGGTTCGAGGAGGATGTGCCGGATGCCGAGGAACCTGCGGCCGCTCCGGCTGGTGGTGCGCCCACCAAGGGCGAGGGAAATGCGCCGCCGCCGGCAACTGCTGCGGCTGCTCCTACTGCTGGAACGCCGGCTCCTGCAGCCGGAGCGGCTGCGGCACCCGCCCCCGCCGCCGCGCCCACAGCGGATTCCATTCAGGAGCTGACGAAGACGACGCGGCTTCTGATGGAGCAGAATGCGGCGCTTGTGGAGGCGCTGCGAACGGGGAAGGGGCTCCCCCCAGGTGGTCCCGGCGGGGTCCCTGGGTCTGGTGCTCCTGGGGCCCCTGGTGCGGCCGCTCCTGCGCAGGAGCCGTTGCCGCCTTACGTCTTCAACATCCCCCAAGAGGTTGCTGCGTTGATCCTCTCCGAGGAGCCGCAAGACCGGATCAAGGGGATGCAGGCCATGTTCTCCGGCGCGCTGCAGGCAGCCCACCGGAATCTTCGACAGGAGTATCGGAGCTGGGTCGAAGCGCAGAACAAGGAGCTGGCGACCAACATCCAGCAGGAGCTCCGCCGCTCCGGCGAAGCCCAGTCCATGGTGTCCGACTTCTACACGAAGTTCCCGAGCCTCAACAGGCCGGAGCTTCGTTCTCTCGTGCAGATCGCGACACAGCAAGTGTCTGTGGAGCTGGGGGCAAAGGCCTGGAGCCCCGAACTGCGCGACAAGATCGGGGAGAGGGTCTTCTCGATCCTCAGCCAGGTGGTGCCGGCCAGCGCACCGCCCGAGTCGCCGCCTCCGTCGCGTGTCGTTCAGCATCCGAGGATGCGTGGAGCGAGTACGCGGCCGGCAGGCATGGCTCCGGTGGGCGTAGACACAAATGCGGACAACGCGCACCTGGATGACGTTCTGGAAATCGCGGGGCTCGTGCCCCCGCGGACAAGGTGAAAACATGGCGATCGCAGGCGTGCGTGCAACCGACGACTGGGTGACCGACCAGCGGCCCAAGTCGTTTCTCGAATCCCTCATGCTTCTCTTCCCGAATGGGGATCTCCCCCTGACGGCGATGCTGGACAAGCTCCGGAAGTCCAAGGTGGACGATCCGGAGTTCGCCTGGTACAGCAAGACGATGATGGACTACCGGCTGGAGCTCGGGGCCAACCTCGACGCCACGGCAGGTACGGACACGGTGACGGTGCTCGCCGAGTCCGGCGTCCGGAACGGGGCGAGAAGCCTCAAGGCCGGCGACATCCTGTACGTCGAGCAGACCGGCGAGCTCCTGCGGGTTGCGAACACCCCGACGAGCGACACTTCGGTCGACTGCGTGCGTGGCTTCGCCGGTACGACGGTGACTGCGGTGACGTTCAACGGGGCGGGTGTCAACCCGAAGCTGCTCATGGTCGGTTCGGCGCTGCCGGAGAACTCCAGCGCGCCCCCGTCGGTGAGCTTCCAGGCGACCAAATACTTCAACTACACGCAGATCTTCCGCGACACGCTGGCGCTCTCGCGCACGGCGCAGAAGACCCGCTTGCGGACGGGGCCTCAGGTGGCCGAGTCGAAGCGGGAGACGCTGCAGCTGCACGGCATCGGCATCGAGCGGGCGCTGTGGTTCGGCGTGCGGTCGGAGGACCTGTCGGGCTCGGAGCCTCGACGGAGCACTGGTGGGATCATCAAGTTCATCGCGGACAACGCGGCGGGGAACGTGATCGACTGGCAGACCTACAACAGTGGGGCCAAGGACTACACGACGCTGCTGATGATCCTGGAGCTGGCATTCCGCTACGGCGCCACCGAGAAGATGGGTTTCTGCGGGAACCAAGCTCTGGTGACGCTGGACAAGCTGGTGCGGCTGAACTCGGATCTGAAGATCATCATGACGGGAGAGCAGAAGGAGTTCGGCATGAACGTGCGCCGGCTCATCTGCCCCTTCGGCACGCTGGTCCTCAAGACGCATCCGCTGTTCAACCGGCAGACTGGAGGCACGACGGGCGGCAGCGCGTACTACGGACGCGACGCCTCCATCGTGATCTGCGACATGGACAACTTCCGCTGGCGGTACATCGACGGAGCGAACATGGTGTACCAACCCAAGCTGGAGGCGAACGACCTCGACGGGATGATGTCGGGGTTCCTGACGGAGGGCGGGCTGGAGATCTACAACCCGGAGACCTTCGTCGACATCCAGAAGTTCGTTGGAGCGGCTGCGGGCTGATGCCCGCGTGAGGGTACGGCCCCAAGGTCCGGAATGGGCCTTGGGGCCTATCCCTGGGTACATGCATGACTCTGGCAGACTTCCACGCGACTGTCGATGCGCTCCTTGGAGAGAAGGGGGCGCTCGATGCGGAGATTCCGATTGCGGTTCGACTTGCCGCACGGAAGCTCGAGCGTGGGTTCAACTTCCGCTACATGCGGGAGGAGGTTACCAAGGACTACCCTGCATCCAACCCACCGACTACGGTGGACCTGGGAGCACGCGTGAAGAGTGTGATCTCGGGGGAGGTGCGAGAGGACGGCGGATGGGAGGGGATTCAGGAGATTGTGCTCCTGGAATCCCCTCACGTCCTTCTAGACTCTCAGGCGCTGGAGGACAAGTTTCCCATCTGGGTGAAGAATGAGAAGCTCCTCCTTCCGCTCCTCGCTACCACGGTAGCCTATGATTTGCATTTCTTGATCTATCGGCGGAGCGATTGGCCGTTGAGTAGCTACGGAGCGTTCAGCCACTACCTGGTGGATGATGCAGAGGATCTCCTCCTGGCGGAGACGATGCTCAACCTGGCGCCCGTTGGCCGAGACGCCGATCTCGTGCAGTATTATCAGAACCTCCGGAATGAGTCCGTGAGGACGCTGACCACCTCGGGCTTCATTGTAGCCCACGAGGACTACTAGGAGACGCGATGAAGAAGATTCTCCTGGCTCTTGCGCTGCTGCTCCTGGCCTCCGTTGCGGAGGCGCAAACCGTGACGGGGTGGTACAAGTCGCAAAGCTGTGCAGCGGCGGGGAAGATCGCCAACGCCGACCTGTCACTCAACGTGGCGGCGTACTACTGCATCAACAGCACAGCGGGGTTGAACTCGTTCTCTCCGGTGCTCTTGACCTCCGGTTGGGTGTTGGACGTCGTTCGGGCTGGGGACATCCTGCAGGGAGCGGCCGGTGCCTGTCAGGTCGAGCTCTACGCACCGTTCAAGGGGGCTGGTGCTACCGTTACGACTACTACAGGCATCGCTCCAATCCGTGGAGATGTCGATGGGGATGGTGTAGAGGAATCCTCCTATCCGCTGGATGGGACGCAGAACCAGGTGGCGCTGCGGGGGTTCCTCTCACCAAGCCTGGTGTTCAAGGTGACGACCTTACCACTCGCTGGAGAGCAGTGCGTGATCGCAGTGCTCGGAAGGAGATAGTATGATCAAGAAGCTCTTCCCGCTGCTCGCGCTGCTCGCGCTGCTCGCGCTGCTCTTCCCCGCCACGGTTCCGGCAGGAAGCTGGGATGTCAGCACAATCAAGTCCGGCGGTCAGGCTACGTTCACCTGGACGGCGGCGGATACTGGGGATCAGGCCAAGCTCGACATGATCGAGTGTGGCGGCGACCCCACCATCTTCGCCGAGCCGACGAACAACATTCCGGCGAGCATCGGTTTGTACCTGACCAGGACTGAGGCGGCAGCTTCAACGGCTTCCACGCTTGCGGCGACGGTTACGACGCGTGGGGACTACTCGTCGCTCAAGGCAGGGCCGTACTACCTGATGCCGGCGATTACGAGCGCTGGGGCAGGAGGGAAGCTCAAGGTTTCCTGCGGTTCTGGTGAAGCCATTCGAGTGGCTGCTGGCGGGCGCTGGGTCGCACAGACGAACCTCTTCCCAGCTTACGAACACCTGATTGAGTCGAAGATCGGTAGCGAGAGCGGTGTTCGCTTCTCCTCCGGGCACGAGGCTTTCTTCGACGACTTCAACGAGACCTTCTCCTACACGTATACAGCAAACGGTACGATGCCGGCAGCCAGTGGTGGGACGGCTGTTGCAGAGAGCTCTCCAAGCCTGACTCCGACAGGCAGCAATGTTGCGATTGCGCCACGGTGGGCACGCTCCAATGTCGGGTCACCTACCACGATCAACTTTTTCAGTCGGCTTCTGACGGGATCCTCGAACGAGCTGCACTCCTCAGCGCAGCTCGGAACTGCCGCTGGCGACACTTCCGACGGGTTCTTCCTGATGAACCCTGCGATTTCGTTAGGGATTAGCATTGGACCGAATACGTTTGGGAAGGCGTTTGGGCTTACCACAAGAGTTAGCCTTGCGGAGTCACCGCGGCAGGTTGGGGCTTTCTTCTTTGGTGCGGCCAACGCACTCCTCGGTGGCGACCTTCCGCTGACGACAGCAGGAGTTCCCTCTACCGTTCTCGACGCGCACTACTTTGGCTTCTTCATTGACGATGCGAACAACGTCAAGGTTGTGATGAACAAGAGCAACGTGGCACAGTTCTTGTTCGATACGGGGTTCAACCTGTCGACAACGTTTACGACACTCGAGATGCGGGGGCTTTTGGAGAACGATATCTCTGGCAACTGGGTAGCTGGATACATCGACTGCTTTGTGAACGGCATTCCGGTGGTGCCGGCGGCTGGACGAAAGCACTGCATCGAGCCTGCAGACCTCGTTTGGGCTCCAGGATCCCTTCCAGTGCATCTCACCTTTGGTTACGTTCACACAACTGGCGGAAACACGTTGGCGTATCGGTTGGACTACGTTGGGATGATGCGAGAGCGGCTGGTTGGACAGCAATGAAGAGTTGTGCAAAGCTGCTTCTGGTGCTTGGTGTGCTGTGGGCTGCCATTAGTTTTGCCTTGCCCGGCACGAACCAGAGGACGCACCCGCGGGCGTATCCACAACAAAGGGCAAGTGGAGGTGGGACGCCTGCAACGGGTTGTCTCGTCAACTCGAGCAACGTCAACGACTGCGAGGTGAATGGATGATGCGCAGTCTAATCGCGCTTTGGCTGTTTCTACTGGTGGCAGTTTCGGCGGGCGCGACACCGTGTACTAAGACATGGGCGACTGCGCCGGCGACTGAGGCGCTGCTGGGGACGGACCTGAATGCCTGCACGCTGGGCAACCAGCTCGCCGTCGGACAGGTAGACTTCACAACTGTTCGTACTGCGGTCAACTACACCCCTGCTGACCTCAGCGACACTGGCCTCTCGCTACGCGAACACATCGCTGGCATTGATGTGGAGCTTGCCAACTTTCTGTTCGAGGCGAGCGTCGACACCTTCTCGGAGTGGGTGAGCTTCGTCGGTATCACCGGGACACCGAACGGCACCAAGTTCCTTCGCGACGACGGCAGTTTCCAAACGATCCCTGGTGGAGGCGACGCCCTTACATCGAATCCGCTCAGCCAGTTCGCAGCAACCACTTCCGTACAGCTCGACGGCGTGATCAGCGACGACACAGGCTCCGGAGCGCTCGTGTTCGCAACGAGCCCAACCCTCGTGACACCCGTGCTGGGTGTTGCTACAGCTACCTCGGTGACAGCGGGTGGATGCGTGCTCGACGCGACCGGGCTTGCCTGTGCTGCCAACTCGACAGCGGGGCAGTTTTGGAAGCTGTTTGAGGACTCCGACCTTGGTGCTCACTTCCTCTCAATCGACATTGCTGGAGTGAATCTTGCGGCCAGCAAGACGTTGACCCCCGACACAAACGGCGAGTTCGATGCGGAGGAGCTGCTTACCGACAACACAGTAGACGACGGTCACCTCGACATTACCGAGGAGGAGTGCTTCCCGCTCTTCACGCCCGGCTCCACCATCGCCAGTACCTACGACATTCAGAGCGTGTGGCGCGCCCCAGTCGCCGTGACGATTACCGAGGTTTGGTGCGAGACTGACACCGGCACGGTGAACTTCGATTTCCAGATCGACGACGGGACGCCTGCAGACGTGATGGGTACCGATCTCGTGTGTGACGCCTCTGGTGAGACTGACAACACGAGCCTTACCGGCTCGATGGCGGCTGGGAACACGCTCGACTTCGCGATCACTTCGGTCGCTTCGAGCCCGACGAGGTTGACGGCATGCGTCGTCTACACGCGTTAGCCGCAGTCGCGCTGCTCGCCCTCCCCGCGCTGGGGAACCCAATCATGGGGATTCCCACGGGCGGAGGCGGCTGCACCGAGACGTGGTACGAAGAGGGCTTTGACGGTTCTGGCGAGATCAGCGGCATCTCAGGCTGGGCGCGCATTCGTACCCAGGACAACATCATCACCCAGACCAGTAGCCAGGCGAGCTACACGAAGGTCGGCTCCGGCTTCCAATCCGCCCACACCTACGCATACACGCCAACTGGCTCTTGTGACGAGGGTGTGGCGTTTTCGGTTCAGTGGGTAGATGCGAGCGGCACCATCCTCATGGGTGCCCGGGTAGATGGGAACAACGACGGCTACCGGATCAACTCCGGCTCCCCTCCAGAGTGGCGCACCTACTCGTTCGACGACGGTGCAGCGAACACGCTCGTTGATAACTCCTGCAATGAGTCGTTCACTGAGGCTATCGCTGCGAACGACTATGTTGGTGTCACAATCACTGGGACGGGGGCTAGCACGGTTGTCGTCTACTACGACTTCGACGCAACGGTGCCCAGCAACGACGCGGCGAACTGGCCCAGTCAGGCCGCGGCTGGTGGAACCTGCACGCTGGACGCGGACCCTGGCACCGCATACGACACACACGGAAAGTTCGTACTCGGACTCGGTGGTAACTCAGGCAGCCCATTCCAGCTCGACAGCTACGAGGCGGGGGACGACTGATGCGCAAGGGGCTGCTCGTACTCACGGTGCCGATGCTCCTCAGCATGGGCTGGTTCCTGCCTCCACCGAAGCACATCGTCTACGTCCAGCCCGGTGCGGTCTGTGCCGTACCGTTTGAGCTGGAGGTGACGCAAGCATGGCAGGTCGTTGCGCGTGGGCTGCGTGTTGGGGACTGTGTAGAGCTGGATACGAAGGTCGCGGCGCGACTCTGCTGCCCGACGACTCCAAGAACCTGCGGTGGACCTAGCGTACCTATCGCGAAACCTGTTTGTCTGAGGACGATTCGGCCATGAGACTGCTTCTCGCCCTACTCCTTGCTGTCTCTGCCTCTGCACAGACTTTCTCTGGCGTTACGGTAGGTAGCGCAGGTGGCGGCGGGGGAGGTGGTAGTGCCAACATTTCCGTAGTAATCAATGCGCGGTCTTTCGGTCAGACGGCTTCCTCGACAGAAAGCTCAGCTGGGACGCTCAACATCAAGTACGGAACGCCCGTTATGGCCTGGGCGACTGCTACGACGGTGAGCGGAACGGCAGTCAACGACACCGGCTGGGTTCCCGAGGTCTGGTTCGACTGGGACTGGGACGACTCCTCGCTCGGCACCGTCTCGCGCGGCGGGCTTACGGTTGACCTTGGCAAGAGCATCGGCGTGGTGGCGGCGCACGCCTTCAAGCCCAGCACTTTCACTGAGACATGCGGTAGCGGCGCGGGGAACTCTCTTCACCGGGTGACACTCACCGTCAGCGCGCTCGTCGGCGGCGTGCGCGAGAGTGACAGCGCAACGCTGAATGTGTGCGTTGAGGACTGGAACACGACCTACCCGACGACGAACAAGGTCGTGTTCTGCGACGAGGCCACGTGCACAGACGATCCAGGTGCTCCCGCCGGGGCGACGAATGGTGGGAACATCGCTTCGGGCGGGCTCGCAACGGCGCTCCGCTACTGCGAGACGCAGGGCGGCCCGCGCATGGTACTGCTCGAAGGTGGGGTCACCTTCACGACGGGATCGGTCAACCTCCAGGTTGGCGGTCACTCTTGTTACATCAGCAGTTACGGGACCGGGAAGGCAACCCTCAAGTTCACCGCTACATCTTCTGGTGATGTTGGTATTGCGGCCAGTAATACCGCCTGTGCAGGCTACCGTCTTGATAATGTTACGTTTGCAGGGAGTGGAACAGGACCAAAACTACTGCGGGCAAGCGGAGATACCGGGTGTGTCCTAATCATCGACTCGAACGTTTCCCAGGCGTCAGGGGATGAGCTTGCGTCAGCTGCGCAAATCGACAACCCTGGCGACCCAATGGTAAACGAGCTTTACTTTGTCAAGTTTAGCTACAACCGGCATAACTCTGGGAATAACTCTTTCTATGTGTCGTGTCGGTACTGTGCATGGGTCGGTGGGGAAGTGGATAGTACGCAGCCTGGGGCTCCCGCCGATTTCGGCGAGCACCAGATACGGTTGCCTAACTACAGTTATATGGTCATCGACGCGATGCACTTCCCTAACAAGTCGCCGGCCACGTTTGGGGGGAAGAACCTTCTGGCGCTGCGGCAGCAATGTGGATCGAACTCGCTGCCGTGTACGAAGCACGCGTCCTCGAACGTGTTCGCGATCACGCGCAGCTACTTCAAGGACACGTCGGAAGCTGGCGCAGTGGTCCTTCAGGTCAATGGTTCGGGTTCCAGCAGCGACACACTGTCGCGCACCTACGACGGCGACATCCTGCGCAACGTTTTCACGTTCACTGGCTCAAACCCGACGGACCACGCCATCGAGTTGACTAATCCGGGGCCAGACTCGGACATGGAACGTCTGCGAGTGATGCAGAACATCAACGATCAGTCGAACCTAAACAGCGGCACTGTGCGACTGCTTGGGGCGTTCGTTGGCACCAGCGATTATGTCCTCATTGGCAATGCCGTCGTGTTCAACGGCGCTGCTGCGAGCAGTACCCACACGATTGCCAACCTGGGTGCTGGAAACGGCGTAGCAAAGAACAACCTCTGCGTGGACCTTGGCGTGGGCTTGTGCGATCAGTTCCCGAACTTCGCGGAGTCCATCGACAACCGCTCCGTCGTCGTAAATCCGTTCTCGGCGACGCCTGGTACGGGCGCGAACTTCGACTTCCTGGACACCGTGATCAACCGCACCTCGGCAGCCGACATCCTTGGTGACGGCGTGGTGACGGCCTATCCGACGGACGCCTACGGAGACTCCGTTCCCAAGACTGGCGACTACGAGCCTGGTGTGGATGATGAATGAACTCAGCTTTGGCATTCTCTACGAGACTTGGGAAGTGGAGCCGATCTGTCAATAGGGGAGCTGACCGTGTGGTGGGAACAGCACTGGCCTGAGCTTGCAGCGCTGGTAGCAATCGTGTTTCACGCGGGGGTCAGCTATTCACAGTTGAGAGCTGTGAACAATCGACTCGACAAGGTAAACGGTCGCTTGGACAACCATGGCGACCGCTTGAGCGACGCTGAGAGGGACCTTGCTAACGTTCGTGGGAGGATGGGCTTGTAAGCAAGCTCTTTATCGCTGCCCAAGCTGAGAGGGACGCCAGAATGCGGGGGCACTACTTCACAGAGGAGGAACTCTCCTGCAAGTGCTGTGGGGAGAACCGGACGAAGCAGGAGCTGATCAACCTGCTGGACGAGCTTCGGGAGGAGCTCGGGAAGCCCGTCTACATCAACTCGGCCTATCGGTGTCCCAAGCACGATGGGGAGGCGGGAGGGAAGGGGCGGCATCAGACCGGCTTCGCGGCTGACGTGCGAACCTTGACGGTTGGGGAGAAGCACGCCATACTGAAGCTGGCCTTCATGCTCGGTTTCACTGGTGTTGGAGTGGCTAACACCTTCGTGCATCTGGACGTCGTGCCAGCGGGAATGGGATTCCCAACTCCAGCCGTCTGGACATACCAAAAGAGGGAGTGAACCATGGCCTTGCAGCAGGCTCTCAACACGGTGATCTCGGTTCTGGTGGCAGCGCTCCTCGCGGAGTGGCTCGACGCCAAGCTGGGTGCAGGCACTGATCAGATCGCGCAAGTAGAGCTCGCCCTCGTCGTTCTCATCGGTGGCGTGTTCAGTTTCGTGCTCGATCTCGTCAGGGCGCTGGTGTTGGACACCATTCCGGCTGGAAAGCTGCCGCGGCTCTACAAGCTGCTCGGTGGGACGTTGGTGGCGTTGATGCTCGCCTGCGCAGGAGCTCAGACTCCCGCTCAGCGGTACTACGTCGCCAAGGCGAACTACGCTTCACTG